TGCTCTAGCTTGTTGCTGAGCAGCAAACTCAATCTGTCTCATTACTTCTGGTCTAGCTTGAGCAGCTATTTGTAGATCTCTACGTCTTCTAGCTTCAGCAAGTGCTTGTAGTTCTGGTTGTCCTCCGGGACCTACACTAAGTCCTCCTCGACCACGACCAAATACGCTAGCAGCTAGTCGTTGTTCTTCTTCAATATCAGACGGACGTAGTAAAGCTAATTGTTCTTGAACATATTGTTGTTCAGCTTGTCTTCTATCAGTAGGTAAGTATTGTTGTCCAACTGCAAATAATCCTCTAGCAGCAGGTAGAAACTCTCGAGCAAAAGGAACAGCTTCTTCAGCAGCAGTTAGCCCTTGACCCATAAGAACACCTAACCTACGTCGTTCCTCTTGTACGGCTTGACTAGGGGTATATGCAGCACGAGTAACAGCACCTGTTCTTGGGTCTACGTCAAAGTCAGACTCACCAAAAAATGTACGAACAGTAACAGGTCTAAAGAAACCTCGCTGTCCTATCTGAGACATCCTAGCAGCATACTGAGCAGCAGTCTCTCCAGCTTGTCTTGCACGTTGTCTGCCAGATATTGCACCACCTACAGCAGCCCCTATCTGAGCACCGCCAGGAATACCAGACATTGCTCCTACGACTGGTGCTGCAACTGATACTATGTCACTTAAAAACCCCATCTCTCTATCCTTTTTAATTTAAACTGTGCGCTTCCACATGTAAACTGTTATATACGGTTGTAAGTTTTTTCCTGTTGGAGACTCACCTGCACTAGCTATTGTTGTTGTAATGTTTGCTGTAGATGAATCAGTAGTTTTAGATGAAGGTGCTTGAGCAGACCCACCACCTGTTGAACCAGGATTAACATTTAAATAACCTTGATAACCGTGTGTATGTCCAGAATCTGTAGACGTAGCTGTGTGAGTATGTGTAGGAACAATCGAATCTTTTGTACCGCCAGTCTCTTCCAATGTATCAAAGTCTGTATCACCAGAATCTAAACTAACCAATACACGACCAGCACCAAACGCTGTCCAAGTACCAAAACCAAGCAATGTAGCAGGGTTAGTTGCTACCGCAGCATTGATATAAATAGAACCAACAGGATATGAGCTTTGTAATGCTGTTTGCACAAAGGCTGTTGTTGCTAGTTGAGTGCTATTAGTTCCTGACGCTGCTGTAGGAGCTGCTGGAGTTCCTGTAAAGGTAGGACCAGCTAGGTCAGCTTTAGATGTCACAGCAGATGCAATAGCAGTGTACTCTGCATCTATCTCTGATCCTTTGATGATCTTACCTGCATCACCTGTGCTTAGCCCGTCTTTTAATGTAAAGTTGGTTGCCTTTGTGTAATTAGACATAATAATCCTTAAACTGTTTTTCCTGCTTTAACGTAAATATCTATCTTTTGAATTGACAATGGATTCTGATTAATATCAGCTTCAAATCCTAGCTGTAGAATTGAACCAGAACCTCCTAAGTTACTTCTTACTTCTTCTAACAATAAACCACTAGAGAACTCTGCAATAGCATATTCACCAATACCATACTCATAAACAGCACCTGCTGATAGTTGTTTAGTTATTGAGCGATATGAGTTGATATAATCAAAACCATACTTTAATGCTACGTCTTGCCCTACACCACCTACTACTACAAAGTTACCTTTCTTTAGAAATTTAATAGATGTTGGGCTACCTAAGTCAAAGTAGTTTGTATAATAACGCATCCTGTAAGTAGACGCGTCATCTAAGAATCCAAAGTATTTACCTAAGTAACCTTCTTTACCTATAAAAAGATCACCTGCATAAGTGACATGTAAAGCGGTAGGTTCAATACTATCCCATATAGTAGCCCTTGCTGCGCCATTCTGTAATCTACCTCTAAGATCAAAACAGAATACATATTTAGATGTTGGTAATGTTAAAATATAAAAAGCATCTTTAGGATAGTAAGCTGCTTTAATTTTTACTGTATTTGTTTCTGATTCTACAAACGCAACTAAATCATCTCTAACATTAAATGATATATCGTTTATAGGTGATGACTTTTCTTGAATGACACGAGCAATGCTTCTTACACCTGTGTCAGACAAGAACATTACATCTGTTCCAGTGTTAACAATACTGTCTCTTGCAATACAGCCTACGTTAGCAATTAAATCAACTAACTCTAACTGAGTAGGATCAATAGGATTAGCATAAACTGCAATGTTTCTTTTACCAAAGATAATTAAGAAACCGTTATGTGCTGCCAGTCCTACTACCTCGTCTCCGTTAGGAAATACATCAACTAAAGACAAGTAACCTGAATCACCTGTTGATAAGTTAGTACCATCGAGTAAAGCACTAAAGTAAACTGTCTGTTCATCGTTAACTATGTCAGCCCACCACGTTCTGCCATATGCGCCTAAAACTACGTTAGGCTTAAAGTCACTAGCAGAAGAATAAGTGGTAGGTACTGAGCCAGCATCGCTAAGTAAGTTAAAACCATAAGCACCTGAATGTGCATGACTAGCTCCTAGTTTATGATAGACCAACGGTAAGTGTCCTGCTTGTGCTAAGTAAGCATGTGGACTAATGTCTGGTCCTTCACCATAAACAATACTAGCACCCATCCAATCATTTGCAGTGATGCTGTATGCTGTTGTACCTGATCCTGCTGCATTAGATACTGTAGTATTAACTGCTGTAACTAATGTACTTGCTCCGCTAGCTCTGGTAAGTATTAAATTATTACCAGCACACAGTGTTACATCTGTTTCAGGAATGTTATAAATAAACTCGATATCATTAGTGCCTAGATCAGAATTAGTAGAACTGTTTACTTTAGTCCAACCTCGTCTAGCACCTATACGTCCAAACTTATCTATAACACAATTATATGCTTCTAGCGCATAACCAGAAGAAAGATCAACACTGCTTTCCTGTGTATTAATACCAAGAAAACCTGGTGCTGATATTGTCGATGATTGTAATCTACCAGCCATTAGACTTGATGCCAGACGTATTCATCATGATATCTACCATTCTCAATAGCTATATGATCTGATAAAGATGCGTCAGCTATTGCTGTAGCTTCTTGAGCAGAAATACCTCCATCTTCTCCTCGTTCCGCAACGGAAAAAGCATAAGCATATTTAAGCACTGGCTCTGAAGGAACTTTAAGTATATCTGCGCCTGCGCTTAGTGCTGCTTGTGGTTTACAGATATTAAAATAAATATTGTAGACACCGTCAGGAATAGGAAACAAATCAACTTGTGTATCTCCATCATCATCTACACCATTAAAGTTATAGTATGTTGGTGATCCCTTTTGTGCTGATTGATTTAAAAACAAGTTGTTCATTTTACTGAAAGGCATATAATCTAAAAATAAATCATCTTCACTATGGATTACATCAATGACTTTAAACCTTTGTCCTGATCCTGTCATAACGTAGTTATATAAATCATCAGCAGTAGTTACTGTCAATGTTTCAGACAAAGCGTTCCACTTATAAGAATCTTCTACTAATCTCTTAGCGTCGTTAACAAACTTACTAATTAACTTAGAATACGGAGTATCTGTTGTAGCAGTTACTTCATCCTCTCTAAGTCTAACTAATACGTCATTGACTAAATCTAAATAGTTCATTGTTTATGCCTTTTTAGTTCTTTTCTTTAGTAAATCACTGTCAGCTTTTCTTGCCCCGCCTTTACCTGAAACAAATGAATTTACTCTGCCTCTTGCCCAAGCTGTCATACTTACGTTTCTACTCCCGCTACTTAGATAAGCACCTTTACCTCTATCCAATACTTTTTTTAATTGACCATAGGTAAATTGACTGTTCTTTGCTTTATTCTGTAAGAATTTTTTATCTGCTTCGCTTATTGGTTTTTTTGCCTTGGTTGGCACGGCTTTGGCTCACTTTCTTAATATTAATAGGTCGTCCCTGTTCATATCTTTTCTTTGTTTCTAGTATCTCTTTTTCTTTAGCTTTTTTGTTTTTAGCACCAGTCAGATACTTTACCGGAACTCCTGATTTAGTTTTTTTAACTCGACGCATTACTTACCTCTTTGACTCATTGCTTTCTTTTTAGCTGTAGTAGAAAGATCACCATAATGAAATACTGGTTTACTTGTCTTTGTATGAGTCTTATTAGTATGTAACTCTCCGTTAGGCATTTTATGATAATTGCCTTTCCAGACTGTTCCATCTTTTAAATAATGCTTAACACCTTTAGCCATCTTTCTTCCTTTCTTTAGCCATTCCTTGACACATACATTTACCGTTTGATTTACATATCTTAGGGTATGGACAAACAGGGCAAAGATTCATTAATAGTTGCCTTTTTTGTATGGC